GCTTTAGGTTGCCTTGAGGGTCACGAATTTGTACGCCGGCACGTAGAAAACTCATGCCGTTCATTCCCGCCACACTTGCTGCAGCTGCTTCATTACTCATACCAGACATAGCACTCATACCACCAATTTGTGACATGATGTTTCTAGAGCTTAATGAGCTAGCTGTGTAACCACCTTGATAGGTTAAATTCATTGCAGCCATGGTTGGACCCATAGCGCTTGTTGCTCCACCACCTACTTGACGGTTAGCTTGCGTAATTGCTTGGCGTGAAGACATGCCACTAAGCCCAGCATAAGTATCTGCACCCATGCGCTGTGTAACTGCAGCCATAGTGTTAGGTGCTACGCCCATATAAGTGCTTGCACCAAAACCTGCTAAACCTATACCCATCCCAACTTTTTCAGCACGGGTAAAGGAACCAAGACCAAGACGTCCAGCGCCTGAGCTATTAGCCGCTATTTTATTTGTAGCAGCTTCGGTATCTTTAAAAGAATCATACAACTTATCAACTATAGAGTCAACAATTTTTTCGACTTGTTTAAAGTATTTAATAAGGCCCTTAGGCATTCCTTCAAATTCAAGGTCACTGCCCATAGATGCAAAAGGGGTTGGCGCAGCATCTGATGGCTCAAACAAATTTTGATTTGCCATTTAAATCACCGCCTTATTCTAGCCGTAGCTCTTTCTAGCCAATTTATACGCTCCCTAAGACTTAGGTTGCGTACTTCGTTTAGTGTCCACCCTGGATAGTTCTGAACTAATAAGTCCTGCACATCCATAAGTAGTTCGTAGTCAATCTCGTTAACGAAACAATTCCGCTAAAGTTAGCGGAAGCGGTACCTCCGCGCCGCAAGACTGACATGGGATCTTAATTTGACTGAGTTGTGGGCCTGGGTTGCGGTTTGTAATCTCTTGAAGAATATCTCTACGGTCTTTAAGACTCAGTTTTCTAACGTCATCCATACCAAGGACTGGCGCACCGTTGATAGATTCAACACAGTTTTTCAGAAGAATTGTATCTAATTCTGCTGAAGTTTTGTCAGTAGAAGTTACGATAGCTTTTTGAGTGCTTCCTGTAGGAAGGCTAACTACGACTTCTCCAACCTTACACTTAACTATAAATGTGTGTTCTCCGTCAAGTTTTTTAAGGGGCACATCCCTAGTCAAGTCTACTTCAAAAACTTGTTCTACTTCACAGCTTGGGCATGCTCCAGGCCCTAATCTAACATCAGAACCAAAAGTAGCCTTTCTAATTGCTAGAAGTAGTAGCTCACGATCACCTGCATAAAGAGCATCTAGTGTCTCTTTGTTAGCTGGTTCGTCGCCAATCTTTACTGTTGCTCTTTCAAGAATTGTTAAAAGAGCTTTTCCTGGGTCAGAAATCTTAGAGATAATCTCTTCGTCTAGTCCAGTTAACTCTCTAACCTCTGCTGTAGAAATAAAGCCATTGATTGGATCTAGTAGTCCACCCAATAGTTCTACATCTGTATCGGGCGGTGGCGTAGTAGTTACCTTAGGGGCACCACTAGCCACCACCTGATCAGAAGGTTTCATAGCTTTACGAGCTAAGTCATTTGCTAAAGCCGGGTCGATTGTCGCATTTATAACGGTATCTGTAGTCATATTATTTACCTATTCTGTAGTTAAGAAATTTCTTGAGCTGTATTGGTTAGTTCATAGCCTTTTGCGTAGGCAACATCAAATCCTTCATGCACTAGAGACATTTCTTCTACCATAAGGGTATTAGCTCCTGCGTCTAGATTGCTGTAAGACAGCGATGTAATCCAAGCGTTGTAAACTTTAAAGCGAAGTGATGTATGCTGATCATAAGGAGTACTTGCTTGAACCTGAGTTGCTGCAGCACCTGTACTCGCTTGTGGATTTGGATGGCTCAAAACCTGAATGTCAATGTTGCAACGGAATCCTGCGCCAACACCTTGGGTAACACTTGGGGTGATAACTGAGAATAAACGTTTCATCCACGCCATATTTGATTCTTGACCCAACATTACTCCCTTAGAAAGGGTGATTGGTGTAAACGCTGATTGACCAGGGATCTGGTGGACGTTCGTATTGTATCCACCTTCACGATAGGCAATCGGTTCAGTAGTTACGCTAAGACCTGATAGAGAAACAAACCCCATCTTTGCTGGCTTAACTGTGTCTTTCCAATCAGCAGTTGGTTGAAATGTAACTAAGAATCTAAAATTACGGACTGGGTCCGTCATTAAGGTACTTAGTGTATTTGTTATTGCGGCCATTTTTTATTTATCTCCTTTACGCTGATGCGTTTCCGGTTAGTTGTCCAAGCTTAATGACAACAAACTCTGCTGGGTATTCAAGCGCAACACCGACTTCAATGTTAACTCTACCGGCTTGAATTTCGGTAAAGGGATTGTTAGTACCATCACACAAGACATAGAATGCTTGACTTGGGTTTGTTCCTCGTAGGCCATTGGCTTCCCAGTAGGTGCGTAGGAAACTATTTAGTGTATTATTAATTTGAGACCATAGCTCTGAATCATTGTTCTCAAAAACAGCAAATGAGGTTAGATCTTCCATAGACTTCTTAATGTAAATTAAAGAACGTCGAAGATTAATATAGCGATTATTTGGCGTGTTGTCTAGAGTACGACCACCCATGATAACAATACCTGCACCAGGTACCTGGCGGATAGCATTGATAGGGTCTACGCTTGTATTAATAGCATCAAGCTCAGCGTTAGTAAACAGGTGCTCAGTAGATACGGCTAGAGCCATAACATTCTGTAAACCTGCTGGAGTCTTTGCTGGACCACGGGCTGCATCAGTAGCAAGGTACTGACCTACTACACCAGCACCTGGAGCCTGTAGGCGAGTTACGCCAATGCCCTTAGTTGGATCTGGAATGTTGTACCATGGATAATAAGATGCAGCAATGTTTCCTGTATTGTTTGCAGCAAAAACAGCTGAAGTAGCCGTAATTTGTTCTTGCGCTGCAGCAACTGATAGTCCAGAAGGAGTATCAACAACAACAAACGCATCAGCACGATCAGCAGCATATGCTACTGCATCACCGTGAATTTGTGCAGTTAGTGTACCTGTTGCAGCATACGGCGCGTCTGCTGCGTACATAACTATGGGATTAACTACAGAATCAAATGTTGACCATGATGCTTCATAATCTGTACGAACAGGGGCTGCTCCGTCAGCTCCACCAGTAATTGCTAGTGCTGCAGAAGTTACTCCTGGGAACTTAGTTGCATCAAACCCTGTAGATCCAATAGTAATTACAGATGTAGGGTTAGAGTTAATAACTGACCGCACAAAGTTTCTATCTGTAGATGTCATACTTAGATCACTATAGGATTCTACCAAACTAGTTGAAGTTGATCCGCCAACAGTATTTGTTTGATAAACTTCAAGAACAAAACGGCTAGATGTTCCACCAGCTTTAATAGCTACAGAGTATGCAGAAGACCATGCTCCTGGGTTAACTGCAGTAACTGTAAAGACTGGGTTTGGAATAGTAGTTACTGCAACTGTTGCTACTCCAGAAGCACCTGTAACAGCAGTGCCAGTAGCAGCGCTTGTAACAGTAAACTGTGAGCTTGAACGAGACGCAATAGTTACGCTTGTTAGGTTAAATGCTGATGTTGAAAGACCTGTAATAGATACAGTTTGTCCAACAGCATAGGTGTTAGTAGCGGTGTATGTAATAGTTCCTGAAGATGCAGAAGCTGCGGTAACAGTTGCTGTAACGTTGGTGGTAGTTCCAGGTCCATCATTAACTACTACTGAACCTGTTGCTGAACTTGCACCAATAACACGCTTTACGTATAGGTTACGGCCGCCATTAGCAAAAAAGTTATAGGCAGCCCAAGTGGTTGGGTATGAGTCGTTTAATCCACCAAAAGCTTTAACGAAGTCTGTCCAAGTACTAACTAGTACTGGTTCATTCGTAAAACCTTTAGGAAGAGCTCCAACAAATGCGCCAACAGCGTTTGCAGTGTTTGCAGGCTGAACAGCTTGTTGCAGAGCTACTTCTTGGATATAGACTCCGGGACGGGCAAAGTTTGCCATTCGGGGTTACTCCTTCGGTTAGGTTGTTTTCTTAGTGGGGCCGGGTTGTTTACTGATTTATGGTAAAAGGTATAGTTTGAGATACGAGTGATGTATTAACATCCAGCACTTTATACACATCAACGAGTTGTTGAGTAAATAGTTCTGCGCTTATAAGGATGTTATAGACATTGCTAAAGAGGCGTTTGCCACCTTCAGTAGTGTCTCTTTTTGAGAACCCCAACATATCCAAACGACGGTTTGTGCCATCTTGAGGAACGGGTAGTTGCCCAAATCTAAATGGTAGTCTACCAGGTGCAAACAACTTAGCCATAATCTGACGATCATGACGAGGCTGGCGGGACCAGGTTGAGACTTGGTAGATAAGATCTACTGGGATAGGAAAGTCAATTGGTTGATTAATAGAGTTGTCTGTGTTACGGTTAGGGGTATAACCTTCAGGCGCATAGGTTAGGTTTACCACACCTCGGTGAGCACGTTCAGTATCTTCACGAATACCCACTAAGTCTAGAGTAATATATGGGTATACCTGCTGACGGATATCCTTGTCTGGCTGTCCATAGTAAACGCCTACAGGACGAGCAGAATTACCTGCGTCTGAAACAGTGATTCCTTGGAGCAAAGTCTTAAGAGCTTCGTCCTCATTAATAATAAATGGCATTACATTACCCCCAGTATATAGGTAGTAATAGCTGGTGAAGGAGGCTGGTCTTGAGTACCGTAATTTAAAGTCATTGCGGCTTCTTTTTTCTTGGGGTTAGAAAATTTAACAGTACCGTCAGGATACATAGTCATACTACTTACTAGATCTTGAGGCCACCCATATGATAATGCATGGGTACGCAAGTCTTGAGTTTCGTATTTTTTAGTGTGGGGCTCGGCAGCCTGCTCAATTAGAGAGTAGAAATATTTCTTAACACTAGCCACGGTTACGGAGCCAATTCGATAGCAAATACCCTGCAGCAAAACCAATAACGATTTTCTTACCACCGTTTTGATTAAGGCTGGCTAAGCCACGAACAAACTCCTGTTTATCGGCATCAGTCTCTTCACGAGCAAGCCGATTAGCTAAATTAATCATAATTCCTCCATAGGAAGACGCAGGGTGTTACAAGCAGGGTTCCGGATTACTCCGGCGTTAGTAGTAATCATAAACGAAAAAACCCCCTTTGGGGGGGTTAAATCGTTATCTTTTTACATGCCCTTTTTTCTAACCATGTTGGACTTCTTGGCTTTACCCTTAGAATCAGACTTCTTATCAAACTTCTTATTAGCAGCTGCCAGGGTCTTCATGCCGTGCTTATCTTTTGGCTTACCGCAGCCACAGGTAGCACACATTACTTCTTCTTCTTTCGAAGAGCAGCAAAGTCTGAGCCTTCTAGCTTTCCGTCTTTGTCCATGTCAAGCTTCTTCTGCTTTGGGGACATACCTTTTGAAGACGACTTCTTACCCTTGCCGTAGCCAGGCTCGCCTTTTTTCTTTCCGCAACCACATTTAACGCACATTATTTCTTGCCTTTCTTTCCGATATGGGGATTTTTCTTATGCCAGTCTTTGGTGGCTTTGATACCTTCCTTGACTGTCTTTGCTCCAGCTTTTTTGGTTAGGTTAATTTTATCCCACTTAGGGTCATTATCCCCTGCGTGGTCTACTATAACTTCGCCCTTTCTGTTCTTTTTAATTTCGTGTACTTTACCAGCAACTTTTACTTTAGCCATCATAGTTCCTTTAAAGTGTTGTCTCATCAAAAGCACGGTATCCAGCATAGTGCTGGAACTGCGAATCATTGACAAGCTCTTCAGCGTTAACTTGCTCACAGGATACCTGTAACAAGGTGTATCTATCTTTAATTATACCTCTAGGAGATACCTGTGTTGGTGAGAACACTTGATTTCTAAAGACAATCCTATCACGTAAATAGGCATCTGGGTTGATCTCTACGGTAGAAAGCTGACGACGATTAGCGGCATTTCCTCCATAAAAGTTTAAATGGTTCTCAATAACATCGACGTTAATAGTTACCGTCAGCATATCTGTGTTATAGAAACCGCGGTCGTTCTGTACTGTGGCACCCTGCTCTAGGTGAGCATTAACTACGGGAATAGTAAAGGGGCTAAGCCACTTACGGCCTCCGCCAATAACTGAGGATCCCACATCATAGATAGGGTCTACAACAGTATTGACTTTATCAAAGATCCACCAGTCTACAAAGGTACCGACAGTTTGGACCAACTCAACGCTAGTTCCTGATACGCTGGAGCCACGCTCATAGGCGACATTGAATCTGCCTTCACGCTGATCTCCACGCATTTGTCTACCTTCTTGTTTAATGGTTTAGGACTATTGTCTAAGACTGAGGGTGCTTTGTCAGGGCTTCCTCGTTTTTATTAGGGCTTACTACTTGAAGCTTTGTCTTTGTAACGTGTTGGTGAGGCCAAGAGGGCTTAGTACCGTCGTGTAAAATACCCTTTATATAGTGCTTACCAAAAACCTCTTCCCCCTTTAATGTCTTATCTGCACGAAAAGCCTCAAAATCTCTTAAAGGTTTTTCTATTTCAGGAAAATCCGTTACGCTAAAGTGTTCTGTTGAAAACTCTTCAATCATTGTTTTATGTACAGGAACAAAGAAAAATACGGGGTCTCCCTTTTTAAAGGTAAATGTGCGTCCTGGATCTTTAAATTTCAAGT